TTCAACTTCGGACTTCATCGCTTCATCTACGACAGTCTTGATGTCAGTTAAAGTTAGATCGTTTGACATGTCATTCTCCTTTCTACTTTCTATTTAACAACATTATGGGATTACAGTCAAACACTTTATAAGAGGAACAAAATCACGACCATCGTGACCAGCTACTCAGTTCGCAATACCCTATATGGTAAGAGGGAAGATTCGTGGGCATCACCTGATGGAGAATGGACTCGTGGGCGAGATTCGAACTCGCATGATCGTAGTTGCAGTACGATGCATAACCTTTCTGCCACCACGAGATCTGGCATGCAGCTGCCTGGGCTGGGGCTATATATAGTATGTGCTAAGATAAGATCGTGAGATCTTCGCTAATGCAGAATGAGTGTGGACACTGCCATCAGAACCCGTGCTGCCTGGGACAGCAGCACGAGGCCAACTATAATAGTAATGAGCGTAAAAACTTGCTTAATGGGGAATCAACTCCTGCATCTGTGTCCACGGCATCGACCCAGGAGGCACCAGCAGAGACGCCCCGTCAAACCAATCCAAGAACCAGTATTCCAGCCGATGCAGCTCTTTGTGTTCGTTTACATAACCTCTCAACTCGTCACCTGGTCCGCCCCAACTAAACTGCCAACGCCAGTAGCCCTCTGGCTGCTTGTCAAAAGTATGGGGTTCTACATAATCAAACGCAAGTGCCTCGTAATGCGGGTCTTGCAGATCTTGCTGACGGGACTTCCATTCTTTTTTTATTCTTTGCTTACAGCTTTTTTTCATCTTCTTTCTCCTTTTGTTTATTGGCTGTTTGACATTGAAAGAAACATTTAACCAACCGCCGTATAGGTTAGCACCAACTTGTAATGCCGTGCTACTACCCACCATTTGCAACTGGTTTCTTCACACGACACTTAATATATATATGGGACTTTATCAGTTTTGTCAAGCAGATCTTTACCACCATCCTGAGGCCCAGGAGAAGACAGCTCCCCTAGTATACTACCTGTGCCAGTCGTGGGTCGGTGGCGATGGAGAATGGAGAAAGGAGAACAAACTACGAACAACGGCAGCTGCCTGGGGGACAGTGCATCACTTTTACCCTTTCATACGGAACTTCGCAAAATCAAGCGTAATGGAGAATCAGGAGGATGGTGATCCATGCAACTGGTTTCCTGGTCTGGGGAAACCTTATGAGTATGGCGATGGACACGGCAGCTGTGCCCAGTAGCCAATGGAGAAGTACACTTATCATAGTCCCAACTTTATAGGATTCTTCTCCTTTTGTCAAGAAGATCCTGACCCGGGCCTGAGCTCCATAAGCCTATGATTCGGTGGCGATGTCGCAAGATTCACGGTAATGGAGAAACGATTCTATCACCTGCAGCATGCGGCCCGGGTTCCATGGATACTCCAGTATGGCCAGGGGCTCTGTGTCAAGACCCGTAATGGAGAGTTCACGGGCCATGCCACCTGAATAAATATACAAGGCTCTATTAGGGAGGGTCGCAGCCATGATAAAATTCAGTCCACCTGCTTCATTGTAGCTGTAATTCCACGATATTTGACGTGGAGTCAATGCTATTTTTTTCAGCTTAGTACATTTTAATTCTACAAAAAAGCTTATTGGATATCCGTCTTTACCACGAAAAACTCCATGTAAATCAGGAACACCAGGCGAACTGAAAGATTCTATTCTAGTCCAATGTACTTCAGGAGTAATCTCCTTAAGTTTTTTCCAAAATTTAGTTTCTGGTTTTGCTGTCATATGGCACACCATCTTCATTTGCAATGATGCTTTTTGAGAGTATCTTGCCAAAAACATTAAACCAAAAATGCTTAAACACAGTTGACTTAGCTGCATGCATAGCTTTCAATGCTCTTTGTTGACGATCAATACTCAATTTTATTCTGTCCATAACATATCTCCTTTCTTAATGCTCATCCCAATATAGTAAGGTATCATTGGGACTAAACTGTTACCTAATGATTTAAGTCTGTCCACCCTTTTGGGTACCCCATTAGCCACTCGACCCACGTTGGGTTCAGACTGCCACCACTGTGACCAGCCAATCTGCCCTTCTTCTTGACCTTCTCGTAATTCACATTCGGACCAGCGTCTCGCCAATCCCTCGCTGTCGGTGTCGGAAACTTCTGTGTCGGCCACATCAGATTCGGGTGCGCTACCTGATCGTTCAAACTGATTGGCATACCTTTCTCTAGTTTCATCTTCATCCTGGTTTTGGAAGAAGGACCACGGCCACTGTGTGCGTCTGGTGTCCTCCATAGCTTCACTAGTCTGCCTAATCCTATCGATCCGTCTATCCCGTTCTGATTCACTTTCCTCAATGTTCCGTTCTTTGTCATTCGAAACTTGTCGTTCTTCCCTATTATAGATCCAGTTGTCCCATCCGAGCTCATTGGTGTTGGCAATAATCCATACCCTTTCCCTTTGGTGGTTGGAGCCGATGCTCGAAGCTGAAATACTAAACGCCCTTGTGGCGTAACCTTCACTCTCCAAGTTCTCGAGTACGGTGTCCAAACCGAGTTTAATGTGTCCACTAACATTTTCTCCAATAACCCAAGTCGGCCTGAGTTCTTTGATAAGTCTAAACATTTCTGGCCAGACGTGTCTCGGATCTTGCTCGCCTTTTTGGCGTCCAGCGATGCTGAACGGTTGACACGGATATCCTCCTGTGATGATGTCGACTTCAGTATGTCCATTTGCTGATAATCTTTCACTATTTAACTCCTTTACATCGTCATAAATTGTAACCCACGGCCAATGCTTACGTAAAACTTTTTGACAGTATTGATCGTAGTCACAAAACGCTACAGTCTCAAAAGCACCTGTAGCTTCTAAACCTAAACTAAATCCACCTATACCTGAAAACAAATCTAAATGTTTATACTTCTTTATCATTTTCTTCTGGTATAAATATTGGACTCTTGCCACCTTTTGCTGCCAAATCTTTATCTATGTAATCAAGCCTATTGTCATTTCGTACACTATGACCTTGATATATGCTATCCATTAACTGATTTGGTGTTAACATTTCATGTGTTCGGTCTGAAAAAATAATTACATACACATGTGTTTCACTTGTCTTAGTCAAGACTTTCCATCTTTTAAATCTGTGTATTGCTTTACCAAAAGATTTAGAAATGTACTCTTCCATTTTGTGTTTACCTAACAGTCTTTCCTCTTGACCTTTTAATGTTATTTTCCAAATGGGTTGTTCATACATACCAGTTCCAGGATTAATTGCGCCTTCATCTATCTGTTCTAATGCTACTATTATTTTAGACATCTTTTAATTTTCTCTTACCTCCTTTCTTTGCTTCTTGTTCTAATGTGTATTTGATTTTAGGTAAAAAGATCTCGTCATTCTAGATTCTCCTTATTCTTTATAAGTTATCCCATAAAGTTATAAATTGCAAGGCTAATCTTCTGGTGTAATGTCAATAACGTCTGTATTTATGCTAAATTGTTTTTCTATTTCTTTGAGTTTTTCCTCAACTTCAGCCTTAGATAGCTGATCTATTGAACCTGTAAGTATTTCTTTTCTATCTATGTACAATCCTGCTGCCTGACCTCTTGACTTTTCAGCTGCTACAGCTGCTGCCCAATTACCTGCCTCTTCTGCACCACGAGATAAATCGTCTAACCTACGAATATGTCTGCCATATGTTACTTTGTATTTTTGTTCCCATTCTCTCCGTAATCTTTCTATTTCACTAACAACTAACGGAAACATTTTAGGATTTGTCAGATTAGCTGCGGCTTGCTGTGCTGACTTCTCAGAAAAACCAGCTTCAATTGCGCACTCTTTTGCAGACATCCTATCACCTTTAGTAACTAGTAACACTGCAAACTTATGTTGTTTTGTTGTTAACTTTCTTACGTTGCCCATATCAAAATCATATATAGTTGTTTTATATATACATTATTATTATTATTTATCACTAATTATTTCGCAAGGCATGTATAGTAAAAGTTACTAGGTAACCTATAAGTTACCTATAAGTTACCTATAAAATATAGTAGAATCAATAACTTATTACAAAAGTAACC